GTTTCGTCGTGTGCTCCGTGCCGGCGGAGTTGCCCGCCTCGCAGGAGTACCGTGTGCCGATCGGAATGTTGAGTGTCACAGGCGTAAACCGCCCCTTCACAACGGCGCGCGTTGCCTCCTTTGGCTTTAGCCCGCGTTCGAGCGCACGCCGTACCAGATATTCACGCTCTGCCGTGTCGCCGAACGTGTTCCTTGCGAAGTAGTCGAGCGCCGCATAGAGCAACATGAACTCGATCGACGCGGGTGCGGTCGCGTCGAAAATAACGCTCCCCTCGCGCTTATCTACGTCATGCGGGACGTTCTGCAACATGCGCGCTTGTATCAGCTCTTGTGTCTGATCCTCATACATCAGATTGTCACCCCCTTCTCCATTGCAATATCGCCGTAGATGCTCCGGATCGTGAAACGTGCAAGCACATCACCGCGCCGCCCTTGTGTATTATCTTGCACATAGCTGAGATCAAAATCGACAACATCGTTAATGCGGTCATCCTGCACAAGAGCCTCGCGGATGCGGCGCGGTATTTCCGCGAGCACATATGGGACCGGCTTACCGAAAAGATCGGCAAGCTCTACACCGTAATTCCAGCTGTATATGACGTAAGCGTAGCGCTCTGTGTTGAGTATTTTGTAGGCGGTCTGCTTTACCGCCGCGAGACGTTCGGAAAGTTCTCCTTGTATCCGCTCATCTTCGATCTGCATACCGTAGGTCATATTGGGCTGCAATGTGGCAGTTGTCAGATTCTCACCGAGGCTTGATGTGCTTGTGTCCGGCAGTAACGCCATACGATCACCCCCACTGTCCCGTCAAATTTGTATGATTACGATTGCGCGACAGAACTACAAAGCCCTGCCCGCCCGCCTGACGAAGAAGAATGACCGTCTCACCGACCTGTAGGCTGTTATGCACAGTAATCCGCTTACGCCCCTTGTAGGCGTGGTTATGGCTCGCAAACTCCGGATAACCACTCCCGCCAGCTCGGTTCTCCGTTGTGTGGCTGACGGTAATGTCCACGTCGTAATCGCGCACGGCGTCAGTCAGCTCAAGAAATGCCTCCGTCACTTCGTCCTTGCCCTCGATACGAATCGTGAGAGGATCGATTCCAATAACCTCGCCAAGGCACCAATCCGATAGGTCGCTGCTCCCTTGCGTCTGTTTTATCAGTCGCTGTATCGTCTGCAATAGTTGCGCGCTCATCCTGTAATCACATCTCCTTTCACGGTCAAATCCATCGTATGGTGCCCCTGTGTCAGTGTATGCTTTACAGCCTCGACGATAATCCGCTTAGTAAGTGCTACATCACCAAGGTTTAGGTTGATGTAGAGAATTGAGCCGCCGCGTACACGCAGATCCCCAAATGCATTTTTGATAGTCAGGGTACGCTTTACGCGGTCATACATCTTTAGTTTTGAGTCTGCAAGCTGCCCAAAGTTCATTGGTTCTTCCGGATTTACAGACTCAGTCAGCTGCAGGACGCCCCAGCGCTTAATATCTGCACTGTTGACTGCCATCCACACATCGCGTTTGCCTGTCTTTTTATTGTCATAGTAGAGCTTTATGCGGTTGTAAGTGTCCCTGTCAATACTGGACTCATACGCAAAATCCTCAGCAGTCTCCGCATCAATGAGGAGGTCAAGTTTCATATCCTCCAAATCTTTCATTGTGAGTTTCCCGAAATCATCATAAAGCACATAGAGCCGCCCTGTGTTCTGTGTCGTCATATCAAGGAGCGTCTGCATGATATCCATGAGCGTCTTATTCGCACCGCGAAATTTGGGGATAGTATATCCTGTATCTGCGAGCTCTCCGACCTGCAGTTGGAAATTTTCGGCAATCCGTCTAATCTCTTCGCCCGCGGTCAGATTAACAAAATTATAGGTATCTTTGTTTTTGAGATACCTCATCTGGTCATATGCAGTTACATCAATCGTGCCGTCTTTGCTGTATTTTTTGGCAAAGATGTAACCGTAGAAGAAATTCATGCCGTCGTAGTTCGCCTGCACAACGTCTCCCTCATGGAAGTCGAGCATCGCATCCTTAACCACTTTAAAGGTAAGCTTGCCCGGCTGCCCCTTCCAACAAGTCTCCCAAACAACGCCATCAAGCACAGCCGGCCAATAATACTTATCCGTATCCTTGTTGTGGATGATCAGCTGCAGCTGTTTTTCGTTCGTCGGCGTTGCCGCACCGAGGGACGCCTTTTTCCCCGATACAAATTCAGACAATGTGCATCACCGCCCCTGCCGGAAGATCAGCAATCGGATTGGTCATGCCGTTATTTTGCATGATGTCCCGCCAGTCAATACCACCATTCGATATGCCCTTTGCAACTTCCCAGATGGATTTTTCGTTTCGGACTTTGTAAGCGTTTGGGATTTCTCGCCCGATTGCAGGGCGCGTCTCCTTCACTGTCAGATGCTCGACACCGTTTTCATCCTTTGTGACAGTACATTCCTTCGTCCCATAAGGACGGTACTGTTTAAATTTCAGGGGGCACGTCACATCAAGACCGTCTTTTGCATCTTCCTCGATGCTGTAATCTTCGAGAGTCACAAGCATATTCGTGTCAAAAAGCATGGAGAACGCGCCCGACATACGACAGATAATGAGCTGCATCGGGTATTGCGTTTCTTTCGCCTTTTTGAACGCTGAGAGAAAATATGATGCCTTGCGAAAACTAAAACTACTGCCAAAAAGAGTATTCGCAAGCGACGCCGTAAGAGAAGTATCATAATCCGCAAACGGATATGGGCGGTTCGGGAGGCGCGCATCAAAGGCGATCTCTGTGAGTCCGGGCTTTTTGATGATGTTGATCTCACCCTCGTTGATGAGATTGATGGTCTTATTCTTGCCCTTGACCTTGATGGACATTTTCGCAGGAGGGACAGGGAGCATCGTATCCCCCACGAAAAAGTAATAACTCATGTTGGATGCACCCCCTCTGCTCCTGCCACCATTGCCTGTATGAGGCTGTCATTCATATAGGTCATCATTCCGTCCACATCCACGTCACTGGATATGTTGTTGTTGATGCCGCCCATGTCAATCTGCACGGTTGCGGTTGTATAGCGATTGATTGCCTCCTGCTCCGCCGCCTCGCGCAAATACTTCAGATCCTCCTCCGAGAGTTCCATTGCGTCTTTAATTGCACCCGTATTATCGGCCGTGCGCTTTCCGGACTTTCCGATATCCTCCGGATCCGTGCTGCTCACTGCCGTATATGGCGTAGTGTCGGGCACGAGTCCATCTGGCATCCCCGGGAACTTCATATTTGCGCCATACTCATAAGCCTGCTGCGCGTTGTATACCGCGTTTCCGTACTCAAACGGATTGATGTGAAACGTAGCATTTGCGATTTCCTTGCGTTGGAACGTCGGGGTTTCGACGTGATCAAAGGTCCTGATCTTATCCATGCCGGGGATCGCATTGATCATGTCGATAATCCCGTTGACCGCCTGCCCCACGTATTCGGAAACGCCATTCCAGATGTCCACGAAGAGGTTGTAAATCGCCCCGAGAGGATCTTGAAACACGCTACCGAGGAAATTCGCGAAAGCGATGAATACGTTGGCCACGAATTTGAGATGATTAACGATGCTCGTAAACATCCCCGCAAAGGCCGCAAATATAATCCCCGTCGCAGAGATACTTGTACCCGCAAAGTAGTTGACCGCAGCGATCGCAAGATAAAATACTGCAACGAGTGCCACAATCAGACCGATGATCCACGTGAGAGGACACGCATAGAGTGCTGCGTTCAGGCCCTCCTGCGCAACAATAAGTGCAAGGAGCTGAGCCGTTTCGATGGCAGAAGCAGCGGCATGTGCGAGCGCGCCTACTGCCGCCATTGCGCCGGAACTTGCCGCCGATATACCAAGCGCAAGGAACGCAATTCCAAGCCCCATAAGGATCGGTTCAATCAGCGCCCTGTTGTCTTTGATAATACCGCCAAGCCACTTCACGTTGTTAATCACACCTAGAATTGCCTGTGCCGCAATGTACAGCCCCCAAGCGATCGCATTCGCGAAAGCTTGACCGGCTTCGCTGTTGGCTAGGTCATTGATTGCGACGAACACAGGTGCAAAGGCTCTCTGCCCTGCATTCCGAATCACCTGCATATTCTGCTCCCATGTCCGTGGCATGGTTTCAAACTGCGCGTTGATCATGTCGAGATTCGTCAGAATAGAGTTACGGAGGATGTCTGCCGTAATTTTCCCCTCGCTCGATATTGCTTTGAGCTTACCAGGGTCAATCTGCATATACTTCGCAACCATCTGCTCAATGAGCGGCGCCGCCTCTGCAATCGAGCGAAACTCATCGCCTTGGAGTCTGCCAGAACCGAGCGCCTGTGTCAGCTGGAGCAGAGCATTTTTTTGCTGCTCAACGCCAGTGCCGCCGATGACAAAGAGCTTCTGAATCCCTTCCATGAATGGAACGACCTCGCGCGCATCAGGAAATGCTTTTCGCGCGGTCATGGCAATCTTAGAGACAGAGTCCGCCATCTCCTCATAGCTCCCGCGCGCCCGCTGTGCCGATGCGTATATGAGATCGTTAAGCTCAGCCGCCTGCTGTGCCCCGCCCGCTACTAGACGCAGACGCGCCTGTATGCCCGCGTAGGCATCACTGGCACGCACGAGGCGGTCGGGAATCCCAGAGATATAGCTAAGCGCGGACATAAAGGCATTTGCGGCAATGGTTGCAAGAGCAAACTGCCCAACCATACCAGAGACGCCCGCCTTGATCTTCGAAAACGCCTCATCGCCAACATTACGCAGCCTTTGATTCAGTGCCAAGCCACGTTCAGCGGCGGTCTCCATTCCGGACGCCGCCTTTGCCGTACGGTCAAACTTTCCTGCGACCTTATCCACAGAGCGCACGAGCTTATTGATCACTGGCGACACGCCATCGACCAGCTCAAACATTTGCTTGATCGTTGCCATAGATTTCCTCCTTTCGCTAAAAATGCGCATAAGAAAACCGCCTCGCACCTACGAAGCGGTCTCCATAATGCTGTCAGGGCTTCCTTTTTGCCTTTGCAGCAGCCCTCTTATCCGCTTTGATCTTGACCGAGATTGCCGCAAAAACAAAGGCACGCTCGTTCTCCGGTAGGGAGAACAGAACGTGCGGCAGGATATGAAATTTCAGGAGCGCGTAATATGCGATGCTCGCAAAAAACTCGCCCCCGTTGATCAGTTTTTTGCGACTTTGATCTTCTCATCCATGCCAACATCAAAGTTATTCGCCTGCATGACTGCCTGGAAAAGATCCTGATACTCGCCCGGTGTCAGCATGAGCCGGACAAGCTCGCCCGCACCGACAGCGCCATAGGAACTCTGCAGCTCCGCGCTGTTGAGGTTCGGGTAGACCACGCAGGCACAAATAATATCATTCGCGTACTGCTCCTGGTCGAAATTGATCTGCGTCTCACGCGTGCCGGGAACAAACGACTTCTTGCGGTTGCGGTCAGCGATCGCTTTGTTTTCATCGTTCGAGATCGGCGAGATCTTCCACTCGATCGACTGCCCGTCCTCACCGCGGAAGCGCTTCGATGCTGCGTATGCAATGCTGGCAGGCTTAATCGCGTTCTCGGCAAGAAATGCCTGCAAATTCTCTTTTTCCATGTTCTATCTCCTTTACTGCATCCCATCGAGCATTTTGAACTGCGTCGGCTGCTCAACATCCTCAAAGGTAAAATCGACTTCCTGCTCGAGCCATTCGCCATCTGCGTCAAAGCTTGCAATAACGGCGCTGTCGATGTTGCAGTCTTTGAGGATCGTCACCTGCCGCCCTGCCTCCGAGGTCGGATCCGCATTCGTGATCTGGATGTCGAAATAGGTATCCTTCCCGGTGGATTTGAATTCGAGCAGCATCTTATCAAAAAGAGCCGTGTTCTTGTAGATCGTCATGTTGCCCGTGCCGTTCATGCTTGTGGCCTTATGCCCTTTCGCCATGCGGCCGAGGATTGCAACCTCGGACTTCTCTTTCTCAAGCTTTGCCTCCAGACTTTTCGCCTGGAAAAGCAGATAGCGCTCCCCATTGACGGTCACATAGGCGGATGCCAGCTTTGCCGAGATCACGTCTTTCGCGTGCATCGTACGGATCGCATTGATCGTGTCTGCCATCGTCTATCACTCCTTTCTTTTACGCGACCTCGATACTCATATACAAGCGCTCCATGCAACACGTCGGCTGCACCGCGTAATTCATGAGTACATCGGTCTTCTTCTCGCCCTGTGTCGGAATCGGCACGTCCTTCGGGTCAAAATTCTGGATAGCACGGACGCGCTGGTACTCCTTGTGGAGCGCGACGATGTCACCCCAGAGCGCAATGCGGCCATCCTCGTCATTCTGCTCCTTGCCGAGGTAGGTGCGGTTAAAGAGCCGCGCCACATCGATGGCGATCTGATCGAGGACGCGGATGACCTGATTCAGGCCGAAATCCTCGTTCTTGTGCTTGGTGAAGCTCGTGAGCGTGTTGATGTCGCTGAGGATGTTCGTCCGACCAACAACATCACCAGACACCGAATCCGCGACGTTATGGAACATCAACATGCCCGAGACCATCGCACGCTCAAGCTCTGTCTGGCTGTACTTCGTATTGATGCGGTACTCGCCGTCATAGGTCTTGTTGGTACAAGATGCGTTGACCGCGCAGCTTGCCTCCGCACCCGTCAACCAGTAGACCGCAGCACCCGGCTGCGCCCCCTCGTCACGTACCGCGTTCTTGAGCGAGATAACGCCCTCATAGTCGACGTTCTCACGCCCGTGAAGAACGAGCTGGAACTTCGCGCCCGTTGCCTCGCGCATGCGCTTCGTGAATTGAATGAGGAGCTGCTGGATCGTCGCATCCGAACCTGCATATCCCATAATGTTGAAATAGTACGGCTCGATTGCGTCAAGATAGCTCTGGTACTGCAGTCCAGTAACCGCGGCGCCACTCGAGCCGCCCGCCAGCCTCTCTCCTG